AAGCGGTTTTGCTGGAGTTGATAGTCCTTCAACTCGGGTAAGCGAACCTTTTGGCTCTGCTATGGGCGGAGGTTTGCGTGTTCCCCGAATTATTGCAAACGTAGAACCTTCCGACCGCGTTGGTTATATGACTCCTGACCCCGTTAACGGGGACATGAATCGTTACTCCTTGCTGTTAAGAGAAGAAATTCGTACTGCTTTAGGGGGCGTGGATGAAATTTCTATCTCAGCTGGTGCTACCGCTACAGAAATTAAAGGTTTGATGGGTAGGGCGCAAGCCACGGCCTTAAGAAAGAACAAAAGTTTTCTTACTTATGGTTTCTGTCGCTTGATGGAAATGATGATTTTTCATCAAGAAAAGATTTTCCGTGAATCTTTCTTGGCTGCTTCTGGATTAACAGAACCCAATCTGCCTAAAGAAGAAACTCCAGAATCTATTGAAAAATATCAGAAAGCTCTTTCTCGCTTTAACACAAAAGTCGATGAAGAGATGCGTAAAGCTCTTACAGAGAACAAAGTCCCTCGTGGAGTTATTGGTCTTCCGGAAGATGGAGAGCGAACAGTTACTTATCGTTTCCAAGGTGATGTTTACGAAGACACAGCTTATGACGTAAATCAAAAGTCTATTGTTGTTCGTAACTTGCAAGAACTTGGCGTAGATAGTATAGAAGCTCTGAAGTTTCTTTTCCCTGAAAAGACTGATTCAGAACGCGCAGAAATGCTGAAAGGTTTTCCATTCCGTATGGTTCAACAAACTCAGTCAGCTATGCAACAATTTCTGGTATTATTAAACCAGATGTTGCAATCGCCGCATCCACTTGCGCCTAATCAGCCACTTGCGGCTGACCCTAGACTCAATATCACTCCGCTCCTTTACAGGACATTCGACCACCTCGCGGAAGAACTAACTTACTCGGGTAGCTATGAGCCAGCAGATCCAAGCTTCGATCCCGAGCCCGGTCTCCCCGGCGGTAGCCCCGGCGGCATCCTCAGACCAGGGCTCAACCGCCTATCCGCAATGGGTGGCGCAAACAGCTACCCCAGCGGTAGCTTCGGTGCCTACAGCCCAACCGCCGTCGCAGGTGGGACAGGTTACGGCCCCTTCTATCAATCACCAGTACAACCCGTCAACGTCTCCATCCTCCCCGAGCAACCCTTGGGAAGCCGCGATGGGTTCGCTGGAGCGGGTAATTTCGAACCTGCCTTCGCAGTACCCCAGCCAGGCTCAACAGTCGCCTTACCAGACTCAGCTGCTGGCTACTCCACAGGCCAATCAGACTTCACAGGTCCAGCCTTGGGCTTACCAGGCACAGCAGGAAGCGCCGACCTACGCTACCAACGCCTCACAGACCCAGGCTTCTTATCCGGCTTCTACGGAGCAGCCCCAAAGCCACGGGCTAAGCGCAGCAAGCGCTGAGGTCGTTAATCACTTTGGTGTTGAGGCTCCCGGTATCCTCAATCAGTATTCCTGCACTCTTGAAGACATGCTTATGTCTCAAGCAGAGCGTATGGATGCCCTGAGTGTACGGGCAGGTGCGATGGAAACCATTCTCACCAATCCTGACCACTTAGCCAACTACACTGATCGTTTCTTCACCGAAGTGTTCCCCGTGGAAATCGATGGCGATCAGTCTTTCGCTGGTCAACCTCAGCAGTACCAGCCTAACTACGACATGCCTGCTCCCCCTGCCGCTGCCGGTGGACGCCCCCAGGGTGCTCAGCCTCAGCAACAGTGGGAAGCTTTCTCTGAAGTGATGAATCGCTCTCCTGAGAATGCCTGGCGTTACCTGAGCCAAATGCAACCTGAGGCTCTGCGTAGCAAGCTTCTGTTTATGGAAGGCGCTTGAGCTCTATAAGCTCTTTATTGGACTTCTTACAACCGTAAGGCTTCGACCCCCTCTAACCAGGGGGTTTTTTATTGGTAGACTTATAACACCAGCATATTTATCATGCGTGCTTTAGGGGATGCTCGGCGTAAAGTTGCCGTCGAAAAAGAAGAAACTGTTACGCCTACAACAACTCCTGAGGTGCAACAAACAAATACTCAGGAATCTTCTACTGAGGCTTTTGACGAATCTGTGGTAATTAACTGAGCCTGAGTTGAAGTAGAAGGATTAAACCTTTTTTCTATTTCTTTCATGGCTAATTCTTCAGTCATAGTTAACATCCTTACGCCTGCGTAACCAAAAATAAAAGAAACGGCTAAAGCTTCTTTTGGCGTAAGCTCTAAACGTTCAGCTACAGCTGGGCTTACAAATTTGGATAACAAATATCCCGCAAATACTGCTTTTATTAAATAAGGAATAATTTTTTTGATCCCCTTGGGGTGCAAAATAGTATCTGTTACTGCGCCTGAGATTGCGGCTATAGTTTTTTCTGGGTCAGCAAGCAGAACCGCTACGAGTTTGGTCTCTGAAGCGGTCATTGATCAGTTAGTTATCTTTTTTAATTTTAAACCACCGTTTTAGAATACGGTTAATAAACGGCACAATTTTATGTACTCATCTCAAACCAATTGGAAATACGACAAAAATTTATATCACCCAATTCAATCAGGTCCACAACATACGGCTGACGATTTAAATCTTACAAATACCTACACACTCGTATCTAGCGCTTATGTTCCTTCTGGGCTTGCTCAGCAATCTTGGTACGGAGTTAATAACCAGGGTGCAGACTTTGGAACTATTCCAAAAGGGCCTCCCAATATCAGTGGTTTTTTAACTACTGAGTGGCGAGCTGTTCCTCCTGCTGTTTCTGGATACTGGACTAACTACCAGAATGTTCTTCCGCACGGATCGGGTGTTTTAGATGCCTATACGGGATATCGCGGACAGGCGCTTTACAGCGTGGCTAATGCCACAGTTCAAACTGCATTTGGTCCTCAACCTGGTTTACGAGATATTGGGGCATATACATGGTTTGGTGCCGCTGTTCCTGATAACCAGCGTTACGACCCGTTCCAGACACCGGCAAGTAACACCGCTGCAGAAGGTAGCACTGGTGGACCTAACTCTTATCAAAGGGTTAAGTTTCCAATGCTTACTAACCCTACAAACGATACCTCTGGCTCCCGAGCTGCTTGGGAATACCATCAACCTGTGTACTGTCAGACTTTTTCAGAAGCTGTACGATCTGAACTGCCTGGGCAAATGAGTACTGTGATTAGAAATATGTATCGAGGTAGGTCCACTCGCTACGTTCCTAATTACGGCTCAGTTTATGGTGTGCTAGGGGAAGGTGTGCGAAATCTTGTACGCACATTTAGTCCTGGTGTTAATAGTTCAAACCAGAAAAGTATTTAACGCTATAAATGCGACAGCAGGTAGTTGACTGACTACGTTAACGGCTAAGATTTATATGTAGTTTCTTCGGGATTATCGATGTTTATCGATAATGATTTTCCCAAGATTCTTGGTGCTGAACTTTATCGGCCCCACCCCGCTTACATCGTCGAGATGGCAGCGGAACCCGTGGTGGTTCATGATTTCAGCAAACAGCCTGGTCAAACTGTTCAGTTAGACCGTTACCGCTTCTTCGGTAACCCTGGCTCCAAGGAATCTCGGGAGCGCACTGCTGAGCAGACCATCGGTACTGCTAACAGCCGGAATATTGTCAAGGATAAAGTGCTGGTTACTCTTCGTGAGTACACCGGTCCTGCGGACCCGTCCGATCCCACCCAGCCCAGCACCTTCAAGATTGCTCGCGAGACTCTGATCACCGCGCAGCGTCTTCTGCTGGACACTGGTAACCTCACCACTTTCCACCAGTCGATCGGTTCGCTGACTCTGCTGGATGACTATCGTCGTTGGCGCGATCGGGTGTTCATTAACGAACTCCTGAAAGCTGTCTCTAAGGGTCAATCTTCGGATACCCAAGGTGGTTACTACTTCCCTGGCGATCTCGCCACCGGTAGCCTCAGCTATACCAACGCCGAGCAAGCTAAGTTCGACATTAAGGACGACCTCCTCCGCGTGGTCAAGTCCCTGCGTAAGCGCAACACTCCGACCTACCAGGACGGTTTCTATCGTTGCGTTTGTGATCCGACCTTCCTGATGCACCTGCGTCAGAACAGCGACTTCCGTGAAGTTGCTCGTTACCCCGGTAACGGTCAGATCAACCCCCTCATGTCGGCAATGCAGCCTAACGCTGCTCTGTACATGGGTCAGGGCTTCGGTCAAGCCACTTTCGTGGCTGGCGAGCCGATTATGCCCACGGGCTTTGTTTTCGAAGGCGTTCGCTTCTTCGAATCCACCAACATGCCTACCCAAACCCAACAAGCAACCATTGCAAGTACCGCTGCTGCGTATAACGCTGCAATCGGTATGTTCTTTGGTCCTCAGTCCGTTGGTGTGGGTATCGGCGGTAACAACGCTCAGGTGTTGTTGAACAACAACGACGATTTCAGCCGTTTCATCATGATGATTTGGAGCCTGTACGCAGGTTTCGAACTTCTGAACGCTGACTTCGTTACTGTTGCCTACTCTTTCGACGCTTGAGGGAGGTAACTAACAATGACTGTCAACCCTAACCAGATTCAAGTTGCCAAGATTTATCCTGGTAACTACACGAACGTTCTTCGTTACTGGCACGAAGAAAAGACCGTTCAGTATGACAACGCCAATGGCGTTTCTCAAAACCTCACCAACCAACCTATCGGTGGTCCTGTTGGTGTTGTTTTCCGTCCCGGTTGGATTGCTCAGCAAGCAATTGGTTATGTAGACCTTAGCTACCAAGCTCTTGGTACTTCTAATCAACTGTCTTACTACACTCAGCCTTACGGTTCCGGTCAGAACGGCGCTAACCAGCCCTTCTTGAGCACCAACGTTATTATTCCTTCCCCTGACTTCCAAAAAGATGTCCGGGCGGATATTACTGATGGTATTCAGGTTCCTTCTGGTGCTTATGTGTACCGCACATCTCTCCGTGTTGACGGTGGCGATGTGGTTTCCAGCGGTATTGCTGGTGGTACTTCAACCCCCGGTTTGACTCTGACTCCTAGCGTCACCACTAGCATCCCTACTAATGGCACTGTTGTGTCCGGTCAGTTCGGTGTTACTCTTGTGGGCGCTAATTCGCGCATTGCGAACGGTACCTACCGGTCTACGAATATCATCGATTCCAGCAGTTTGTCTGTTCTGACTGCTGCCACTACCTGGAAACTGTTTGCCACTGTGGCCAGCGGTACCTCCACCGTGGGCCAAGGTTCTGGTGTCTACGATCCTCGTGCCGCCGCTAACTCGTTGGCTGGTAGCAACAAAGCTCTCGCAATTTGCGAAGTGTGCTGGATCGTTCCTGATTCTGCTCCCGAGCGTTCGGACCTGGCTCTTCAGCCTGGCGGTGTTATCGAATCTTCGATTTACACCTCTACCTCTCCTACCTGATAAATTTCAGACGGAAAGTTCAAGCCCCCTCTTCGGAGGGGGTTTTTTGTTTTTAGATAAGTGTTTAGTATTGATTGATGTAGCAGCTCAAGCTTTTCTGTGTCAGATTTATGCAGTAGTTCAACATTTCTTGTAGATCTATGGAAGAACGCGAA